AACTAGCATTGGAGGCCAAGAGCGAGAGGCTTACGCTAACCCAAAATATCAAACCCATTGTGACGCAATTGGGGCAGCAACCGAGCAGGCCGAGCTACTTAAATGGCGCATGACAAGCGCACAGATGCGATTTGATGCTTGGCGCACCGAGCAGGCTAGTAACCGACAAATTGAGAAAATAACAAAATGAAAGATTATTCTGAAAGCCTTATTAAACTTAAAAAATTGATGCACCAATATCAAAACGCAATTTTAAAAGGCCAATACAACGCATCTGCTGATATTGCCGTGGATATGCAAATTGTTGTTGTTGATTTGCAAGAATGGTCGGAGGCTCAAGTTGAACAAAGTACAACGCAAACACTTTGAAAAACTTGCAGAGCTTGGATGCTCGTTGTGCCGACACTTGGGATATGGGGAAACACCAGCCCATATTCATCACATTAGACGATTAGGAATGAAACGTGAAAATGCGCCGGTTATACCGTTATGCCCAAATCATCATACCGGCAATGATGGGGTACATGGACTGGGCAAAAAGGCGTTTGCTCAAAAGTATGGGGTTACAGAAGAAGATTTATTAAATCAACTTGAGGCATTGTTATGAAATTATTTAAACAATTTACTTTTGAAGCCGCTCACACATTACCGGATTATCCACAGGTTCATGGTCATACTTACCATGTTGAAGTTTGCATTTGGGGTGAAAATTCAGACGATTATGTGATTCGTGAGGCTGAAGTTACAGATGAAATCTTAATTGTTAAAGATTTGCTTGACCATAAATACTTAAACGATTTTATTAAAGTACCAACTAGCGAAAACATTGCTAAATTTATTTGGAACGAGCTAGAGCATTTCCCATTAGTCGGTGTAAAAGTTGAACGACCATCATTAGGATTTGGCGTAATTTATCAAGGTGTTGAATGATTCATTATCATGGTCTGCCGATTACACCTGGTACTGCGGCGGCCCTTGCAATCACAACAGGCCATGCCTTTATTAGTTATGCCCATCCTGAACAACTGCCAATTGCTATTGAGGTTTGTCAAAGTTTTGCCGTAGACAATGGGGCATTTAGCGCATGGAAGAAAGGCAAGCCGATACTGAATTGGTCGGGTTACTACGAATGGGCATCAAAAGCTAAACTCGTCCCGTCCTGTGACTTTGCGGTGATTCCTGATGTAATTGACGGGAACGAGGCCGACAACGATGCATTATTAGCCGAATGGTCATTGCCCAAGTGGTTTGGCGCACCAGTTTGGCATATGCATGAATCATTTGACCGGCTAGAACGGTTGGCAAATGACTATCCAAGGGTTTGTTTAGGCAGTAGCGGCAATTACGCAACAATCGGCACACAGCAATGGTGGCAACGTATCGCCCAGGCAATGCGGGTGATCTGCAATGATGACGGTCAACCGTTAGTAAAGTTGCACGGCCTGCGGATGTTGAACCCTGAAGTATTCACAAAACTACCGTTTGCGTCAGCTGACAGCACAAATATTGGCAGGAATATAGGGATAGACCAATCTTGGAAGGGAAACTATATGCCACCAAGCAAAGAAGTCAGGGCGCAAGTGATGAGGGCAAGGATTGAGTCGCACAATGCGCCAGCACGTTGGAATTTCTTTGTGCCGGAACAATTGCAACACTCACTTATATGATCGCCACGCTGCAACTACCGATACCGCCAAGTGTAAACACTTACTGGCGCAACTTTAGAGGCAGGACAATACTTAGTCAGGGTGGGCGAGATTACAAACAAGCGGTGCAAGAGTACGTTACGGTCAACAAAGTGCCTAGTTTTGGCGCAAACAGGCTTATGGCGATCATTACAATATTCCCAAGGGATAGGCGCAGCATTGACCTAGACAACAGGTTAAAAGGCTTATTTGACGCTTTGCAGGATGCCGGCGTGTTTGACGATGACGGACAGTTTGACAAAATAGAGATTGCAAGGGGGTCGATTAAATCAGGCGGCGGTTGTACAATTGTGATAGCTATCTTGTGAGGTCACTATGGACTATCCTGCCGTATTTGTTGCAACTTTGTTCCATAGCGGGACAAACGCACACTTCATGCACTTGCAAACAGACTCTTATGCCAAGCATAAAGCGTTGCAAAAATACTACGAAGGCATTATTGACCTAGTTGATACTTGGGCAGAAACGTATCAAGGGGCTTACGAGCAGATCAAAAGCTATCCTAAAGACTTTCACCTAGCCACAGACCCAGTTAAGTACATCACAAGCGTCAAAGCCTTTGTAAAAGATATTCGTGACGAATTGCCTAAAGACACAGAGCTACAGAACATAATCGACGAGATTGCAGGGTTGCTGAACTCAACACTCTATAAATTGAGGGCGTTCAAATGAAAGCGGGACTATACGCAAACATTCTTGCAAAACAAGAACGCATCAAAGCAGGCAGCGGCGAGAAGATGAGAAAGCCAGGCGATCCAGGCGCACCAACCGCTAAAGACTTCAAAGAATCAGCTAAGACAGCTAAAGACAAGAAATGACAGCGGCTTGGCAACGCAAAGAAGGGCAAAACGCTGCTGGCGGTTTAAATGCCAAGGGTCGAGCGAGTGCCAAAGCAGAAGGTATGAACCTCAAGCCACCCGTTAAGTCAGGAGATAATCCACGCAGAGCCAGTTTTTTAGCACGAATGGGTAATATGCCAGGGCCAATGGAGAAAGACGGAAAGCCCACAAGGTTAGCCTTAGCCTTAAAAGCATGGGGCGCATCAAGCAAAGAAGATGCCCGATCAAAAGCTAAAAACATAAGTGAGCGTAACCGTGGCTGATCCTAAAAAACTTGCTGACGCACTGACTCAAGACCAATTGATTGCTCAATTTAATCGCAATGAGGCTCAAGCGCAGCCGTGGTACATGAAACCAATGGACATGGAAGGCCGAGCGACATTCTTACCGTTTAAGGATACGTTGCCAGGCTCTGTGATGAATAAACGTGAATTAGCGTTGCCAGGTCTTTTGGCGGGTGCGGTCAATGCATTTACAGCGCCTGGTCGAGTATCTACTCAAGGATTTGACGCACCAGAAGAAGCCTTAAATTTAGCTACAAATGTATTTGGTGGCGGCATTACAACAGGCAAAATGATGCGAAACCCAACAGGCGTAGGTGGTACAGATTTAGCACTAAATGTATGGCATGGCACACCACATGAAATTAAAGGAGGTTTTGATTTGGCTAAAGTTGGAACTGGTGAAGGCGCTCAATCGTATGGTCATGGCATTTATTTTGCTGAAAGTCCAGGAGTTGCAAAAAGTTACGCTCAAAAACTTGCTGACTATCAATTAAATCCAGAATATTTAGCGGCACAAAAAAGACAACAAGATTTTTCAGAAACATTAGCAAAAAGATACAAAATTGATGCTTTGATACCAAGCGAAGAAGTAACGTTAAACCCAAGCAAATATCCTCAACGAGTTGTTAATGCAATCAAAAAATTAGACGAATTAGAACAAACGGCTTATGGCAAAGCGATACAAGGAAATTTGTATAAAGCAGATATTCCAGATTCGGCTATACCAATGATGTTAGATTGGGATAAACCTTTGTCTGAACAAAAACATATTTGGGATAAATTACCTCAAAATATAAAAAATTCAATTGATGATGCATTAGAAAATAATGGTCGAGTATCCATGAGCGACGCTTTAAGCGATTACAAAGGAAAACATCTTTATCAAGCGTTAGGACACCATGAAGTACACGAATCGTTACCACCTCAAATTGGGGCATCAGATTGGTTTAAAGGTGACACTAGCCCAGCGCAACATACGTCAGCCTTTTTAGAATCTCTTGGAGTACCTGGGGTGCGTTATTTCGATCAGGGAAGTAGAAAAAAAGGTGAAGGAACAAGTAATTTTGTAGTATTTAAACCTGAAACCGTTGAAATTCTTGAAAAAAACGGTATTCCAACGAGAAAAGAGTTGCTGCAACAAGATTTTGATAAGCTAGATAAGTAAGCTAAACTCAACCAATCTTAAATCTAAGACCATTGAGAAAAGATATGGCAATTGAAAAACAATCTAAGCCTATCAAAGGCGGCAGAAGGGAAAACGCAGGCAGACCTGTTGGTATTCCTAACAAAAGCACAACTAAAGCTAGAGAGGCTATAGCGGCTTTTGTAGACGGTAATTCAGACAAACTTCAGCTATGGCTAGATCAAATAGCATTAGATGATCGATATGGCCCAAAGACAGCGTTTGAATGTTTCATGGCTGTTGCTGAATACCACGTTCCTAAACTTGCACGAACCGAACACACTGGCGCTAATGATGGCCCGATCGAATTGGTGGTCAAGTGGCAAGACGGGAAGTAACGCTGCCTTACAGTCCACGGGATGCGTTTAAACCATTTCATAACCGCACCGAACGTTGGGCTTGCCTAGTTGCACACCGACGAGCCGGAAAGACAGTCGCAGCCATTAACGACATTGTTCGGGCTGCACTCATGTGCAAAAGCACAAACCCACTATTTGCATACATTGCGCCATTTCGTAGCCAGGCTAAGTCTGTGGCTTGGGATTATCTCAAACACTTTGCTGCGCCTGTGCTTGCGTCATCCAACGAGGCCGAACTGACCATTGAGCTTATAACTGGCGGCAAGATACGCTTGTTTGGGGCTGACAACGCAGATGCAATGCGGGGATTAGGCTTTGATGGCGTGTTTATGGACGAATATGGTGACTTTAGACCTAGCGTTTGGGGTAACGTTATTCGACCTACGTTGTCAGACAAGCAAGGTTGGGCTGTGTTTGCCGGTACGCCAAAAGGTAAAAATCAGTTTTGGCAGATATTTGAAACAGCCAAGAAAACGCCTGACGAGTGGTTTCACCTTGTCCTAAAGGCAAGTGAGTCTGGACTCTTGCCCGACACAGAGCTACGGGCAGCTGCCGCACAGATCAGCGATGACCAGTTTCTACAAGAGTACGAGTGTTCGTTTGAGGCGGCAATCCTTGGCGCTTTCTATGGCGAGGACTTACGCAAGATCACAGATGCCGGTCAGGTTAGGCGTGTTGATTACGATCCGCACTTACCAACCTACACGGCTTGGGACTTGGGCTACCGTGATGACACGGCTATTTGGTGGTATCAAGTCATCCGCAACGAAATCCACATCATTGATTATTTTGCAATAAGTGGTGCAAACATTGCAGAAATAGCTAAAATAGTCGTAGAAAAGCCGTATAAATACGCAAAACATTACCTACCGCACGATGCAAGGGCAAAAACTCTA